GTGTAATTGTGTCCGCTCCCCCACTCAATAAATTGAGATTTTGAGCTTGTTTCAGATTTTAAATGCAAAAGCGACAATAATCAGCTGAACCTGATCACTCGGTTTTAAGTCCCGAGAGACTGACAGACCACAACACACACATTCCTAGCACAAACAAGATGTAGCACTTTTCGAAACAACACAGGTCCACACGATAATTGCTACATTATCGATAGTGTTGTTACGCCATCTAGGGTGAGTGGGTGAGGTGGGTGAGATAACACGAGGTGTATACATTGTAGTATAATACACACGTACCTTCAAAATATGTTTCTTAACAGTGTCATAGTCACTGGTCAAAGGTAGAGGTGTGCACATAGTGCACCACATAGTCGGTGGTCGCAAAACATAATGGCCAACTATAGACGTAATCCACAGAAAACGAGATTGCCACTAATGGTGTAAACACCAGCAGTGACTCCTTCTGAACCTGGTGTACCAGAACCATACAACTGTATCAAACCCGCTTGCGAATCGCTAGCATCCACAGAATCAGTGACTTGCCGCCAATCATTGAAATAATTGGTGGGTTGTACCGAAAGGTTGCCAACTGTTCCAAGCGAGGACTCAGCATAATGGATTGCTTGAGAAACCTCAAGCAAATCAGTAGGTGGGTTATCAATTCCTGAGTTCGACGGTATGTAACTAGCTGCAATGAAGGTGTTAGAACTACCACCTATACCAGTGGCACGAACTTGCATCTTCAAGTCAGTCAGCATCCAGCGAGAACTAATCGCTTGCATCGCATTGAATTGCGCGCATATTGTATTCAGGAAGATATAATCTCCAGTGTTAGTGCCCTTGCCTAATACAAGAAGCTTCCCAACTGTACCAGAACCTGCAGGGATGAGCAATAACCCAGTAAACTTAAAGGGCATTGACATCGTATCTCCAGGTGCACGAGGATAGTGGGACGGGATTCGTCCAACGGTTGATACCATTGGTGAATTTTGACGACGATTGCGACGTCTGTTACGAGCTTTGCCCCTCGCGGGCGTGTTAGGTTGAGAATTATTGGACTTGTTCTTCATAGCGTGATATATATTATTTTTAGACTGTAACATATATTATCCTGGCTCGCTAAACCAACAAACAATTATTTGGCTCAATAACCAAATCTTCGCGCTCACAATGCGCGGAAACGACATAATCCGATATTCGCAACCGAGAATAATAATTCTCAATCTCAATTTGTGAATCAGGCAGAACACCAAAAGCATAATAATATGACACGCGCGAACGGGCATCAATGGTGGCTACAGTCAATCCATCGATCTTCTGAAGCATCGACGCGCCGCGGAACACATAATCAATGTGTGCGCGACTCGCTTTAACTCCTTCGTCAACGAATCTCTGGTAGAACGCATGTTGTACTGGACAACCAGCGGTGGCAATTGTACCACACTCTCCAACAGCTCCCAACCATTTACGGTATGCTTTATTTGATGTTATTGGCACGAGGCACATAGGGTCTTTAGTCATTACAGCGTCATGCGTACGATGCATGCGCCAACCAGTACTTAGCAATACTGGACGTGTTTGACAAAAATCAATATGCTCAAACATGTAAACTGGTTCTTCCAGAATTATTGAAAATCCTTTCCGTTTAAACCAATCATCAAAACCCAACATGAACCTCTGCAAATCAACACGTTCCATAAAAAGCACGCAATCATCACCATTATTAGCAAGCTCAGCATGCACACGTTTCTCAGTCAGGTAGGCATGAATCAACCCACACATGATAATACAATTACCTAGCGAGGTGTTCAAATCACCAGACGACCGAGTGCCGTACATTTTGAATTTGATATTACCATCTGGCAAGTAAGCTGTGCCTTTATTAATCAACTGCCAACGCAGAAGATCACCAAGACGTCGTGAACCAGGAAACAACGCACGGTAAAAGGAGTGCTCATATTTCAGAGCAGGTATGCTTACATGCATATCAAACTTGGTGGCATCCAAACCAAGCGCAACTGGATCATCGAACATATCCCATTTCTCACGCAATATTGCAGCGGAGACATCGGCATTAAATCCTTTGATCACTGTTGAACGGGTTCTGTTTCCAAAAGCTCG